GGCGGCATCTGGTAGGTTGCTTTATTGCAAGAGATTTGCAACCTTCCAAGTGTATCAACATCCGTCGTTCGCAGCACCAGCGTGTAAAACCCATTGGCAATGAACGTCAGTGTAGCTGCACTCGCAAGAGCAGTAAGCGTACCCCCATTCTTTGATATGCTCAGATCCCCGATCACGGCGGATGTGTTGTATTCCGCCCCGGCTGAATCGAGAATTGGTCCAACGATCAATGTCGCTGCTGTGCTTTGTTTAGCCCACATTATGACCCTGCTCCTATCAGCAAACGGCGACGACGATTGAAGGCTGATGCGACCGATGACCTGCGACGTGGTGCCATCTCGAATGCGATACCACGGCGTGAGGCAAGCAAGCGAATCTCTTGAGCCGACAGAATACGACTGTAAAGCCGCAGATCATCGATTTGGCCATCTACAAAATTGCCACCGCCGAAATCCATGTATTTCCCTATAGTGATCGCTTGCGTTCCATTTAGTATTGCGGCGACAGTCCCGGTCTGCACTTGATTTCCATCGACAGACAGAGCCGCAGTGGTGTCAAAAATCGTGCCACAAATATGCACCCATTTATTTGCAGTCGTGAATGCAACGCTGATCTGTGCTGCGCTACCTCCTCGCAAAATCAATTCGCTACCTTGTATTAACAGAATCCATTGTCCGTTGGTCGGTCGTTTTTCGATTATAACGGCTGCACTTGTTGACCGCAGATTTATCCACGCAGAAATTGATAGAGAACGTGCGATAGAAATTGTCGGACACACAACGTGATCGTCAACACCATCGAAATCCAAAGCGTATCGACCACCGCTGACTGCCCAATCACCAGCCGCATCCATGTTCGTCAGCGTGCCGTGATTCGCTCGCCCAGACCAATCACGCAGCGTTAGCCCAGTCGGCCCGAGGCATGGTGCCCACGCACCGACGCAACCACGCCAAAGCGATTGGTGTTTCGTTTGATCATGCGTCGCTATTTTGTTGCGGCTCGTCATTACTGATTTTCCAGCACGACAGGATTGAATACGATATTGCACTCGACGTCGTCGCTGTGCACCGCAGCCCCGCTACCATTGAGGATGATTAGCGACGCATAACGAGCTTTCGGCGAAAAGCTGTTCTGCGACTCTATCACTTGCACGGTCCCTGTAGCCTGAGACGTGCAAATCAAAGAGCCGATGTAGTGCAGTTGCTTTACCGCCGCTGCCGCATTGCTGCTGTACCCTGTGTAAGCCGCATCAGAGCCAGACGCCGCTCCAGAATTTCCTGTGCCTGCTGTTGCAGAGGTTGAGTATGCGAGATATAAGTCCCAGGCATTGCCAGCGGTAGGCGTTGCAGCGTGCTCGATTGCTCCGCGAATGTCGTATTCATCCGCATACAGTGCCCCGAAGTCAAATTTTGCTGACTGGCGATATGCGGCATTCGCAACGCTAGCCAACGAAAACTGCACATCCAGCTCCTGCGAACCGTCCGTTGTTTTTCGCAGGTCATTTGCAGATGTAGGGCTGAAGTCTCCAGCATGATCAGCAAATACAATTTGCTTCGGTGTGCCGTTCAGTTCTTTTCGCAGTGCAATGCTGGTTGCCATGTCATCAGTTCCTGTAATTCCCAAAAGCCCGTCTGCTGCATCTAGTGCAGCAATCCAGATGGTCTGATTGACCTCTGGTTGTTCCCACTCCCTGACCCCGGATTTTGCAACAAGAGCGAGGTAGATATCTCGCCGCAGTTGCAGCAGTTCGGAGTCTGTTATCATGTCGCGTTTCTCGCGTTCGCAATGTCTGATGGAGTCAAGCTCACGTAACGGTCCAGCAATTGACGTGCCCGTGATGCTGGCTCCGTTGAGACTGCATCAAATGACGCCCGGGCTGCTGTGTTTGCTCCGAACAGCTCGTAAAACCCGTCAGCAATCACAGCAGGCTTTACAGTCCCATCAAGCGTCTGGTTGTTCCACCAACTCTGCTGACCGGCTGACAACGCAGCCCATTCAGACGGAGAAACATGGATCTCATCCGACGCGACAGAAGCCCGATAGACCCGGATATCTTCGCGGATCTCATTCAGCAGATTCGCGTTCGCCTCGTCGTCTGCTGGCGATACTGTCAGCCCGAGCGATTGCGGATCGCTCGTGAGTTCTGATTTGATGATCAGTAGTTCTGCGTTGTCCACAATTTAGCTCCTTAAAGCGTCTGCTATGTCTGATGTGGTTACTGTTCCGAGGCCCAATTCTTCCGCCCGTGACCCTGACCGATTGATCGTCTGATTGAACTTCTGAAGCGACTTCGTGGCCGTCGCTAGTACCGCTCGAATGTCTTGTCGCAACGAAGCGTAAAGCGTCAGCGAGCCATAGGCCGAAGTCAGTGTCTGAATCCACGTCCGCTGTACCGCAGACAGTGCTGCAAACTCAACAGGATCGATGCACGAAGCCAGATCCGCACCGCTGAACTGCTCACGGTTGACAGTTCGCTGTGGTCGATTGATTAGGACCGCCATTGCCTCATGCGACTTCCCCGCGTAGCCAATAGCCACCGGATCTGTCGTGAGTTCTGTTTTCAGTGCTGCAAGATCCATGTTTCCCTCGATTTTCTATGAGCAGCGGATCAACGATCCGATCCTATTGCAACTGCTTCCAAACTGAATAAATCAGCCCGCCCGTTGCGTCCCAAATCATTGACAACAAAAATGCCACAACATTGATAACCGCCGTCATTTATGGTCACTCAATCGGCCTTCAAGCCGTCCTACTGTTGTGCTGATTTCAGCAATGTTTTGGTGCATCTGCTCTACTCGCTCATTCAGCGATTTCCGATCGTCTTTGCACTCACGCAGTTCAGCATTAAACCACACCCACATTTTGCCAACAGCCCCACTCAGGACCGCACCGAGTGCTGTAATCACTCCCAAAATGACTTCTGCCGAGATATTCAATGTTGCGGCTCCTGTTGCCAAATTCGTTTTCTGATCGCTGCGACAATCCACATGAGAAGTTCCGGAGCGATCTGCCAGAACAGCCACGCCATAATTGGAGTTATCGCCCTTGCGATTTCCTCGTCTGTGTCCGTAGATTTGATCCGCTTTTTCTTTTCCAGTCTCAACATCCGCCGACCATAAAAGTCGATTGTCTCACCCTCTTTGCTTACTGCTAAGTCCCCAGCCCATGCTCCACATTGCGCGGCTCGCTCGTAAAGCAGGCTGGTCATGATTGTGTCATCGCGGCTCATCAGTAATTGATCCTTACCTGACTCAACCTCAGATCCACCAAAGCATGATCTTCGTAAGCTGTTACCCGCAAAACGTCCGGGCTGATTGGCCCCGGAATATCAACTTCAACCGTCCCGTCTGTGATGGTCAGGATTGCCTGTTCGCCGTCATGCTTGAGCTTCAGGTTGACCGTCTCCGACCATTCGATCCGTTCGATCCGTCCGCTGATCACCGCTTGGATCGCTTCGCGGATGTTCATGTGTCGCAGATCGACTGGCTTGATCAAGTTCATCTAAACAAGCCTCCGAAAAGTCCTCGTCGTCGCTGTGTTCGATTTGTCGGACACATTCCGCCGGGACAATTCGAAACCGCACCCGCATTTTTAACCCTGACTGCTGAAACTGGAATCTGTTTGCCATCATGAATCGACGCATGAATGTCAGCCATTTCTTGGTGAGTCATACCGTTTGTGTCGATGCCGTGATCCGCTCCAAGGTGCCGCGATGTTTCGAGTATTGTCGGACTCCAGTTGCCCTCGACATTCCACCGCAAAACGGTTCCGTCTGATGCAACACGAGAAGAAGTCCCCGGCGTAGCGACGTTTAGAAGGGCTTGTTGGGTGTTCGCCTTTGCCGGGGACTCGGGAGGAACAGACTGGATCACTTCCTTTCCGTTAGGCTCCGGAACTGACAAGGACGCTTCCAGTTTTGTTTCTATCCGTTCCAATGCTGCTGTGTTTTCTTTCAGAATCACCACAGCAGCATCGGTTTTTTCTTCGACAGCCTTCGCAACTTCAACCGCCTCAACGCTGCCATCTCGCATCGATTTCTGCCATGTGGTCAGCTCGGTCGCACCTTCGGAGCATCCAATAAAACACAGCACGAACCAGATCAGATTTTTCATACTCGCAATCCTTTCTGCCATTGGTCCAGGCTGAATTCTCGCGGCTTAACGTTTGGCATGTCAGACAGCCCAACAAACGTCGTGAATCGATGCTGGCACATCTGATTGACCGCTGTTGGGCTCCATTCCTGCCAGCCTTTATTCCCAAACGACTCCGACCAACTGTTGGCGATCCATGAGTACGGCTCACCATTTCGATCTTTTCGTTCTGATAGGCAAAGAGCGGCGATTGAATGCCCACCGCCGCCAGGACTGAACGACTCAACAATCGCTTTGTTCATTGAGTTACCCCAACTGATTCCAGTGTGAATTCCTCCTTGGCCTGATCCGAGCCAAGTCTTCCACTGCTCCCAGCTTGTGATGTTTACAGCCTTTGCTATCCGGTATTTCTCGGCGTTTGCTTGCCAATCGTTTCCGGGTTTTGTGCGGCTGTAGCTTGAGGGGTAAGGCCACAGGCTTTCCTCTGGCAGTCCTGTTTCCAAGGCAACTTTTACGCCAGAGGAAACAACGCTTCCTGAATCGGTCCTGATCCCGTCGCGGTCCTGAGCGAGTATGTATCCAGCCATTCGCGACAACTGGATTATCTGGCCCCCGGTGGCAATGCAATAAAGCCATTCAAGGTTTGAAGATAATGAATGCCCGGCGCAACTCCCCATAGACTTTTGGTTCTCGACCCTGATGAGCTTGCGAGGGTCAAGAGACTGTTCACGGTACGAACCGACCAATTGCAACACTTCCTCGCCGCTCGTCAGCGATGAAATGAAGAATTTGTCTTCAGCCTCTGGGTTGTATCCCGTGAAATCACTCATGGTTTCTTGCTGTTTCTTCTGTTCGCCTGATTTACTTTTCTTGTCACCCAACGGCAGTTGTCTTTTTGATAACCACGATTGTTGTCAATGCGGTCTAATTGCAAATCATCCGACTCAGGCATACCGACATCGGAAAGAAATATCTCAAATGATGCTTTCCAGTCCTCACAAACTGTGATTCCTCTTCCCCCATACCTTGCAAAATTTGCTGCGTTTTGGTTACAGCATCTATGTTTCATTCCTTGCCACACTCGATAAACATGGCTGTATGATTCTCCGTGTGTTGTCGCCCCGTAATTACATCCGCAATTGTTCGTCCTTCCACTGGCGACGTGATCTTTTCTCAGTACCTTTCTCTCGCCACACTGACACAAAAACACAGCATGTCTGTATTTACCAAGCTTCACGCTCAGCCCTGCTTGCCTCAAATAACCATTGACAACCATCGTCTCATCGTGTTGAATCTTCATCTCTCATTCCTCTCAATCAGGTTTGGGACACTTCCCCGGATGGCGACAACCATCGCGGGGTTTTTTCTTTCGATCTACTTGCCCTCCAGCTTATCGGCAAACGCCTTGACCGCATCAACACCAGCATCAGCCGCAAAGCCCAGCTCGTCGGTGTAGGGAATCCAATCTGTAGGCCGAGCCGCAATTCTCTGCTCGTTCAGCCATTTTTGGGCATCTGGATCGCCGGAGAAGGTCTTGCCAGCATACTCGCGAAGAATGCGGATCTGACTGGCTCGATCGTTTGTGTGCGATTGTGCGAGCGAGTCTGTGTAGACAACTGGCCCCGGCCCGATCGGAATGCCACCGGCTGCATAGATTCCGCCGACAGCCCCGACAACAATCAACGCGGCAGCCTTGGCCCCACCTACTAGCCAAGACCGCCACGCGATTGACTTCGATGGCACGACGACAGCAGCAGGGGCTTTCTTAGCCGCTGGCTTTCGCTTTGCTGGTGCCTTCTTTGCGGGGGCTTTCTTGGCCATTACTTTGCCGCCTTACCAAAGTCTGCGAGACCTTGGCTCACAACGTAGGCAGCAATCGCGCCGATGATCTGCGTAATGGCCTCTTCGGGAAGTTGCAGGCCAATTCTGTTACTGGCCACAATCAACACGCCCGCCATCGTCGCGATGGCTTTTTTGCTGGTCAGGATTTCCCCGATTAGCTTCCACATTCGCACACCCCACGACGCGATTATCCGGCGCATTTCTGAGGCCGGGAGCAGTCATAGGATTGAATTAGAGATCACAGGGGTGCCGACAGTCTACCAGGGTTTTAGTCGCTGTCAATGGCTTCATGAGGATCGGAGTTCCGAACCGCTGGTTGTTCTAAAACGCCTTTGGTCCCCGCTTATGGCTCTGGCGGCAGGGGCGGTCGATTGAGTATAGCCTCGCGCCACGCTGGCACTCTCACGACTCGGTTGCTCCATTGGCAACTGCGCAACTCAGCAGAGGACAGTTATTCCGCTGTTAGTTTGGCTTTGTTTTTTTTCCTAGCCCGCACCGCTTTTTTCTGCAGCTTCGCGGCCTTCTCTGGAGCCATTGCAGCAAAACCCTGCAGCATCTCAGGGGCATCCGTTCCCAGTTCTTTTGCAAGTGCAATTCTTAGCACATCGCTGGGCGTTTCGCCGGTACGCTCACACCGCTTAAAAAGCGGCCCGGCCAAAGGACCGAGCCGCAAACTCATCGGGTCTTTCATCGGTCATACTCCGTCGCTCGAACGCACTTTCCGAGAACCTTCACCAGTGGTTCTCCATCCGATCCCCATCCGACAACCTCACCCTTCCCAATGAATGCCGGCCGGGATGCAATGTCGAACCAAAACCCGACGTATTTAACCTCTAATCCAGCCAGCAAATAACACGACATTCCTACTTCTAATGTTCCGTCCTGATGGTTTGTACTAAACTCAACTGGGTTTCCGTGTCTCACAAACTCAACAATATCACCAACAGATACACCGCACTTCCTTGCCAGCTCCTGGCGTCGATATCGCTCGTCACGCGCATGTGACCTTTCCCAGTAACCACCGCAAGACTCAAGCTTCAACAGATCAGCGTCAGTCATACTTGTTATCTGATTTTCGCTCATCGCGGTAAACCTTTTCTGTCGCACAACCCGTGTCAGTCGTTCGCTGCACTTCTTCGTTGCGACGGGTGTAGTATCGTCTATTCGTGGGACGAACGCAACGGATAATCCGAAAGATTTTTCTGGATGCTGAAAAAAGAACAGAGGTAGCGTCACTCCGATGGTGCCCACTCTGTCGGCTTAACCACCGATTCGTCCCACCAAATGCGGATCGGACCCGCAACACCAAACAACATGCCGGTCCATTGGCTCCGGCCAAAGCTCCATTGCATCAGCACTGGGACGACTCCCGGAGCACGCAACCACACCGGCTTATGGTGATTCGCTGATTCTATTGGCTTCCAGTCCATGCTTACCTCAATGAAATCGGAGTACCAGACCGCGTTTACTTTTTACGTTTCGACCGAGGAAGTTTGCCGCGTTTCTTCGGCCCAATCGCCTTCTGTTCTTCCGTCGCCGATCCTTCCGGACGCTTCGTATTCAGTTGTTTGATTCGTTTCCGTGTGTCCGGGATTATCTGAATTAACGGATCGAGGCCGCCAAACGCCGCCATTGTCGCAAATGCACTAAGCAGATTTCTTCGCATGATGACTTCCAAAACTCAGGGACAGAAAAACCACGATCCGATCTTCAAACCAACGCCTCTCCAGTAACGCGATGCCAGATCGCCGCACAGGCCATCATAATGCCAGTCTGATATTCCATGTTTGCCGCTTCCGGAATTTCCTCGCGAAGACTTTCCGCTGATCGATACAGATTCAGCAGTTCGGCTTTCCAGCGAGAATCGGGACGGCTCATTTTTCTTTCTTCGACTGTCATAACTCACCTGTTATTGGAACGGAATACCGCTGTTACTCTTGTGTCGCCAGTTCGCGGCGTGACCTTCTTAAACGCCAAATCCTCAGGTTGTTTACCGCGTTGCACTCCTCGCAGCGAAAGCGAACGCTCGGCACCTTGCCGCACATCGCGCACAGCCCTTTGTCCCTGCGAATCTGCATACATTTGTTCTTTGTCATCGCACCGCCCACACGTCGAAGAACAGACCATCGACCCACTGGCCGTCAAGAACACATGCGACTCCGGCCTTAAAGCACCGCTTCACCGCTTCCGCTTCCCGAGGCCCAAAATAAATCTCCACCTTTCGGCCCTCCGCAGACAACAGTCTCCCGGTCCTTTTGTCCAAGTCGATCTGCCGAATCTCCCCCGTCAGTTGCTGAGACATTGATTACCTTTCGTGTGTACTTCCTGATTCGTTTCTCGACTGGTTTCGCCTGGCAATACCACGCCAACTGCTCGCCGATCCCGAGGCCAGCCAGCGGCAGTTCGACGGCAATTCCCACTGCTCGCAGGATCTCCGCCAGCGGATGGCAGTAGTCAGCACCGGCGTGGATCTCTACCGTAAGTTCTGACGGCTTGATTGAACTGACTGCCCTTCCGAGATTGTAAGACTCCCAAAGCTCCTCCATGAGCCTCTGAGCGACTCCGACGTGCCAAGCTGCAATCTCTGCCGCCTCCATGTCTGCGAACGTCTGGTCGTATGCCTTGAGCCCAATGTGCGGGAACCAAACGCCGTATCGCGCAGACAGGACGGCCCAACGCATTCCCCTGGCTTTCGCGTAGTCAACTCGCTTCGTGAAAAGCTGCGATCCGTAAAGTTGCTCCGGAATGACGCGACCGCCTGTCCGTGGATCGAAGTCGACAGCCTTTTTTGTCTTGCTGCAGCCGATCAGCATTAGTCGTGTCATTTGAAAAACTCCAATGTTTTCAGGAACAGCGGATGCAATTACCTCTGTTCAACCATGAGCAGCGGATGTTCCACTCCGCTAGTCTTCAGCCTCATCAATTAGCCTGCCAATCGCCTCCGACACGCTGATGCCTTGCCGTTTTGCACGGGCCTTAATCTTCCTTTCACGCTTCGGACTGATCCACAGCGACGTGACCTTGGCTCGCATTCCTGCGGAATGTTTCGGGCGACCTTTTGAGGCTTTCTTTTTCATGCACTAAAACTAATAGGTTTATTATGGGAAGTCAACAGTTATCTTTTCAATTGTGATCCTCTGTACACTTGCCGCCGACCCCCCTTCTGTCAAAAGGGGGACCATGATAGAGGATAGATTAAAAACATTGGTGTTTTTGATCTCTAAAAACTCAACAGGGTCCCCCCCCCTTGACGTAGTGACGGAAGGGGGTAAAAGAGTATCTTTATAAGCGCTAAAAAAAATTTTTCCCCTATTTTATAGGGTTTTATATAGTGTACATTTGCTATGGCTTCCGTCAAATCAACCCTTGACGGAAGGGTGACGGAAGGTGACGGAAGGGTCATTTTTCGAAAACTTCCGTCAAGATCCGACATGAACAAAAAAAGCCGTTTCGATTGTCCGAAACGGCTTTTTGTACACTATCGAAAATCACTCAATAGCCTGAAACGTGACAGCTAATCGCCCGCCAGTTTCCCTCTCACCTTGCTGAACGCAGCCAGATTGAATCAAGGTTGCCAAGATGTCGGCTCTGTCCCTTGGCTTCAATTTTTGCGTTCGTCGAGTTATTTCATTCATCCCCCATTCCCCTGGACGCGATCTGAGCAGCGTTCTCATCTCATTGACCATCTGACCGAACGGACTGCCTGAAACGTGCCTATCGGCCTGCTGGAGGATTTTGCGCGTGATCCAGTTGTTGAGGCGGATTGCAAGTTCGGCATCTTCCGCTTGGATCGTTGGAACATACTGACCCGACGCGCGAGAGCAGGCGAACAGCATTGCGAGCTTTACTGTTTTTTCCGCCGCCCTAGACCAGATGGCTGCTGTAATTGGCTCCTCTGTCATTCTCCGCTTGGAGATCTTGACAGCATGTTCGTGCAACCTTGCGTGAGCCGCTTCGTCTCTCTGGATGCAGATTGGAGACGATCCGTCCGACTGGTCAGCCAGATTCCCGGCCGATGTCCTCAGTTGCAGCCACCATGCCGCCTGATCAATTATTGACTGGGGGATCGGTTCGTTGGATGGATCTTGATAATCGACATACTTCGAAGACTCAAAGATCAGGCAGCGGCCAATCAGCCCGCCGGTCAAGTTCTTCTCGGTCATCGATTCCCAAAAATCTTGAGGAACTGCAGTCCCGTGCAAAACAAGATGAGGATAGTGCAGAGTTTTTACCTTCGCCCGATCACCGTAAGCGTCGCCGGTCCAGATGTCGTCAGCGGATGAAAACACCTGCATCAGCACGCTTGCGATCTGGACTAGATGCGGACTTGATCTGTCCTGCATCGCCATTGCCAAGTGATGGATCTCATCCACTTGGAAAAGCATGTTCCATTGTTCTGATAATGCGGACAGAATCCCGGCATGACTTCCAATCCGTTCTGGCCCGATCATCCGATCACCACCGCACAATCTCAGGATCTTGCGGTTGAGCTTCCGCCCGTGATCCTTCCCAGCTCCCGAAAGAGCTAGGCTGATAATCATCAGATTGGTTCTCGCTCCGCGATCCGATACCTTGCCGCCGGTCAGCGTCGATAGGAGCGATAACGCCGCGCCCATCGCGACTTCTGGAAGAGGGTAATGAGCAGTCGATAAATTGTATCGGATCAAATCCCCGAGGAATCCCGGCAGCGATTGGCAGTCAATCGGGAATGGCTCCAGCGTCGTCTTTGCCGCTTCCCGCGTGTTGAGGATCAAACTTAGATCGACGTGAGAATGTGACTGCTGAATCAAAGCCATCGGCGGCTTGTCTTCGCGTGGCGTCCCGTTCTTGCGACCGTTGACGGATGCCTCTCTAAGCTCGCTGTCTCGAAGTGGCGGATTGTTTTTCTGATTCCAGTCGCAGAGCAACTGATACACTTCGTCATCGGTCAAACGAGCGTGAAACTCATCTTTCATCGAATGCAGATGACCGGCCAGAGAAAACGCTGCGTTTCTCAGATTTCCTTTCGCTTCACCCGGAACTTTTTCAACATATTTCGCCCCGCGTTGCATCAGCGATTCGGCTTCAATCCTTGGCGGCGCTGGCTCATGCTTAACGGTCCCTTTCTTCTCCTGCTCTCCGCTCAGGTAAGTTTTGCACAGCCAGTCAATAACGGCCTGCCCATCACCAATCTCATCATTGCCGTTGTAGACATCGCCCGTGATCGTCCAGAATCGATCATGGTCGTAGCATTCAATCTGCTGCTTGTCGTCCTTGCCGGGATTGATCTTGTGAAGGCAACGAAAGCCTTCAGGCTTGCGTGCCTTCGTGATGAACTTGACGCCTGTTTTGCTTGGCGAAATTTCCGCGTAAGCAACTCCGTCAAGCCTCGCGATGATCGGCAAAGCCCAGTCGCGGAAGTCCCCGTCTTCCGTCAGACAGTTGTCAAGATCGATGCCGGTGTAAGGCTCAGCGATAACCGTGGCGATGCCCTGATAATAGATTGAGGAATCAACCGCGATATCGAAAGCACACCATGCAGACGGATCTGTGGAGCTTCCGGCATCGCCGCCGAGCCTGAGCGGAATCTTTGTTCCCTTGCTGTTGTAGTTCCACAGCATCCATCGCTTTAGGTCTTTCAGTTCTTGCGGAACGCGATCGTAGTCATTCATTATTGCTTCGCCCAAGGGTTACGTGTCGCAATTGGCTTTTCAACTCGCAAGACCTCAGCGAAAATAACTCGCTCAAGATCCCTCACTCTCGATTCAAGTTTTTGAATAATTTCGAGCAAGCAGGCATCGCCATCATTTCCTGTCTTAGACGACTGCGACTTTGCCTTTTCTTTCTTGCGACTTTGCAGAACATGTTGCGGCTCAGGCTCTTTCGGAATCACAAGTTCGTGGAAAACACTTGCCACAATCTCTCGCCTTCTTTCTGAGTCGAATCCAACGGACTCTTCCTCATCGTCTGAAAGCCATGTTTCTTGAATCATGAAGTCTCTGCCGAGATGGCCTCTTGCGTTCTTCATGTCTAGAGCCTGAAGCAACCCGAGTCTCTGCCGATCGTTTTTGTGAAGATAAGCAAATCTTCTGTGCTGCATGTTCCCGCAGATAACCCGAGTGTTATCGTCGATCTTGTATGATGTTTCAGAACGGACAGTCATCATCCACCCCACTGAAAACTTTTGTCTCTTCCTGCTGTGCCAACTCCGTCGGCTTCTCCGATTCAAAGAAGCACTCCGTGATGCGATGCCAGCGCCCGTCCTTCTTCGTCGTGATCCTGACCGGCCTCCGGCAGACGCCCATGTTGATCAGGGCCACAGCGTCCGTTGCGTTGTCGGGTGGATCGCAAAGACTTCGAGCGTCCCACCATGCCAAGAACTTTGAGCGAGCAAAGCCCTGATGCCCTGGGCAGGTCCACTCAGCAATGGTGATCGTTGCGAGGTTTCCGGATTCGCCTTTTTTGGTGCAAACGTAATCAACACGGACTGTCTGCGGAGCTTCGCCGTCATCCTTCTTTGTGTGGACTCGAACGACAACGTCTTTAACGTCCCATTCTTCGGGAGGCATTGAGCCTGTCAACTGGCTGCTTTCGTCCGCCGTCGTGTCGTGCTTCAGTTCCCGCTCACGAGGAAAAATGAAATTGCACTCAGGGCAGGCGACTGTTGCCGGAGACACATCCAGCTCGCAGGACGGGCATTTCTTCCCGCGTCCGTTTTCGGCAGCAACCCCCGCTCGCCCTTTGCCCTCCGACCGCCCAAAGTTCTCGTCATCAATTGAACCATGCCGAGCGATGTTTCCGCCAAAGTCTAAGAGTAGGCAGTTGGCTTTGCTGGCATGCAAGCGCAACCCGCGACCGACCATCTGACAGAAAAGCCCTGGCGACATCGTTGCGCGAAGGATGGCAATCGCATCGACGCATTTCGCGTTGAAGCCTGTGGTGAGAACATCGACGTTTACCAAAAAGCGAAGCTCACCCGCGACAAATCTCCGCAGCGTTTCCGCCCGTTCGATTGGCAGCGTCTCGCCAGTGACGACAGCAGACCCCGGCAGCAACTCCGCGATCTGTTCCGCGTGATGAACCCCGGACGCAAAGACCAGCACACTGTGCCTGCCCTGTGTCTTCTCAAGGATCTCCGCACAAGCGGCCTGAACCTTTTCGTCGACATCGAAAGCCGCCTGCATTTCCGATTCGACGAACTCACCACCGCGAAGCGAAACTTTGTCAGTGTTAACCTCCGCGTCTGCGACTTTGTTGGTGATCGGACAAAGAAAACCTTCAGCAATTAGCTGAGCCGTCTTCGCCTCAAAAACGATCCGCTGGAACTGTCGATCAGGTCCGCAGATTGGACCGGCCCCGGTTCTGAACGGGGTAGCGGTCAGGCCCACAATGCGGAGTCCTTCGTTGGCCTTCATGGCCGTAAGGAATTGGCCATACATTGATTCTTCGAGATCGCTAATGAGGTGAGCTTCATCAACAATCACAAGGTGCCGCCTGCCGAGATCGTCAGCCTTGCGGAACACGGACTGAATGCCAGCGACAACAACCGCGTTATGAATCTCTTTCGATTTCAGACCTGCTGAATAGATCCCGACATCAACGCCCGGAATCAATCCCCTGATCTCATCAGCGTTCTGCTGCAGCAACTCTTTTCGGTGAGCCAACACGACAACACGGCCACCGAACTCAAGAGCCTGCTGAATCAGTAGGGCAATCAACAGGCTTTTCCCGGCTCCCGTCGGCAAGACGACAACGGGGTTCCCGGATTTCTCATTGAGATACTTCCAGACGGCTTCGTTGGCTTGTGACTGATACCATCGAGGGGACAGCATTCAAAACTCCTTATGCGAATCCCACTCTGTTATTGAATCAACGCCATCGCTGACGGCTGGCGTCAGTTCCTTCGGGACCACAACCGTTACGCCAGCCTCAACCAGCATCACGGCTTTGCAAATCTTTTTGAGCGGTAGTCGCAGAATCTCCGCTGGCATTGGCTCCCCGGTCTTCTTCAGCCATCTGGCTTTTAGTTCGCTGAACACGTTCAGTTGCCTCCTGTAAGATTTGAAGAGACTGGCGAAGCCAATTGCCGTCGCCAGTCTTTTTGTCGTAGGTGTCGATCATCGACATTGCACCAATGAGATGATGGTTGCGCCGCAGTTCCTGATTGCGTGCATCGCATCGCTACCCCACTCAGGATTCCCCAGGTGAATCAGAGAATCCTGAGCGTCCGTGATCATGCACTCGGCAAAGCTCTGAGCCTTTTCAATTTCCGGCTTCAGTGCTTCGAGCCTTGCGGCTTCAGCGGCTTCGCGTTCGGCTTTGGCTTTCGCTTCGGCTGCTTTTCGAAGTTCCTCCTGCTGCTGTCGCAATGCTTCCCGCTCTGCCTCCATGGCCTTGCGTTGTTCCGCCAAGGCGGCTTCGTCAGCCAGTCGTTGCCTTTCCATTTCGGCCGCGCGGATGCGAAGTTCTTCGGCCTGTCGCTTCGACTCTTCAGCCATCTTCGCGGCCAGTTCTTCGCGTTCCTTGCGTTGCTTCGCCTCAAATTCTTGAGCGATGCGTTTCTCTTCAGCAATGATCGCGGCCTGCTCCGCAGCGGCTTTCTTTGCCTTAGAGAACCACCACATCCATTCTTCTTCCGGAAGCTCAGCCGCAGCCCAATCAATGGCGATGCCATTGGCAACCATGTCGTTGATGCGGATTTGTTTCTTCGCGACTTTCTCAGCTTCCTTTGCAGCCTTCTCGGCTTTCTCAACAGCGTCAAAGGCGTCGCGTTCGGCCTTCAATTTTGCTTCGACTCCGTCGACTTTTTCAGTCAACTGTTTCGCGATGCTGTCGACCGTCCGCCCGTATTCCAGAGCGTCGGCCTTCAGTTCTTTTCGCTTCTTCTCAATGTTCGCGTTTAGTTTCTTGACGAACTTGTGAGCCTCTTCAACCTGTCCGATTCCGGCCTCTGCCACGGTCAAAAGACCATAGGGCAAAACCTGTTCAATCATCGCATTAAATGTCGATAGTTCCTGCACGGCCCTGTCTGTCATCGTGAGTTCAGTCGTCGCTGTCATTGATCACCTCCACCTTGATATCGAAACAAGTAATTCCATGCTGCGACCGCAGCTTCCCGCACATCTCCGTGATCCATTGATCACCTTGCATTTGTTTGACCTGCCACGGTTCCAAAAACAGAACAATCACTGTCTCCTGAACTGGCCTGCTTTTGCTTTTGATGTCGGCCTGAATGTGACTCACCAACATCGCTGGCCATGGTTGCTGAACCTCAGTTGTCAGCGTCATTCGGCATTGCATCTGCATTCCCTCCGTCGATAAAAAAGGCGCGGAGATTGCCCCGCGCCTATGTTGTTGATACTACCAGCCAGCAGGCTTGCCAGCGGTTGCTGTCTTTTCCGCAGGAGCAGAAGACGACGCGGGAAGGCAGGCTTTGTAGCCCTTCACTTCGTTCTGGTTGTTGCCGTTGTATTCCTTCACAGCCAGCTTGATCATCAGCGGTTTCATGTGCAGGGCTGAAGAGTCCGGAGGCTTCGGAATGTTCAGTGCCTCGCAAACCTTCTTAAACTGCTGCTGAGCGATCGTCGTTGCCTCTGGATTCTTGTTCCAAAGGTTGAACCGATCAATCACGGTTCGATTCTTAAACGGCCCGTCGACGATCTGCAGCTTGACCTGCAACAACTCGCTCGCCCCGTCCTTCGTTTTCTTGCGTTCGCTCTCGGTCATGACAGCGCGATACTCGCCCGCAGGCAAAGCCTCAAACTCGCTGTCCTTCACTTGCGATGCGTCATATCCATCTCAATTACCTTTCAAAACTTCACTCGGGACAAAAAACTCTGCATACTTCTCGAACGAAAACTCAACCATTTCTTCCGGCATGTTCAAACGGTTCTTCGCGCGGACTCCCGCCGTTGGCTGAGTCCTGACGAAACGCTCGCTTCCACCCGCCGCGATGTTTCGAGTGCGATTGAATCCGGTGTCTTCTTTGACTGCGTAAGTTCGGAACGATCCAAAGAAAACTTCCTGGCACCAGTCGCAAAGCAGATCACGAGCGAACTCACAGACGGACGGCTCCCACCGCTCATAGGACGGTGCATCTGGCGGAGTGATCTTCACGGCTTCGCTGTGTGCCAGCAGAATGATCCCCAGCCCGCGTTCAGTGTGCAGCCAGTCCAATTGGAACTTAATCTTGTCCCACATCGCCTCAATGAACTTGTTGCCCTTGCCATAGCTAAACTTGTCGTCGGCCATGCTTTCGACGTTTTTTTCTTTGCAGATCTGCTTTTCGATGATCCGCTGCAAAGCGTCGATTGTGTCGATGGCAATCCAGCGATAGGGAAACTCACCTTTTGCGGCCGCTGTGTCGCAATGCAACCAAAACTCCTGCCACTCGTCCCACGTTCGAATCGGGGGCGTCTTATCCATGTCAACGTCTCGATCGTCTTCAAGATTAGCGAGC